TCTTCCAGGCTCTCAAGTCAGCGGCAATATCTCAGGTAATGCAGCTAACGTAACCGGAACAGTAGCTATTGCAAACGGCGGGACGGGCGCAACTACTGCGGCGGCTGCTTACAATGCTTTAACACCATTAACCACAACTGGCGATATAGTTTATGAAGCATCGGCTGGAACTGCTGCGCGACTTCCTATTGGTACTACGGGACAAGTTCTTTCGGTTGTAGCTGGTGTGCCTTCATGGACAACTAGCAGCGGATCGGGAACGGTTACTTCGGTAGCCGCAACTGTCCCGTCTTTCTTGTCTGTAACCGGAAGCCCAATTACATCAAGCGGCACATTAGCAATTTCTTATTCTGGAACTGCTCTTCCCATTGCTAATGGTGGTACTAACTCTACTGCTACGCCTACTGCCGGTGGTATTACATACGGCACGGGAACCGCTATTGCATATACCGCTGCTGGTACAGCGGGACAAGTATTAACATCAAACGGCACTGCTGCTCCTACTTGGGCAGCAGTTAGTGGAACCGGAACAGTTACTTCGGTTGGACTTAGCGCTCCTGCATTTTTAACAGTTAGTGGAAGCCCTGTTACAACTACTGGAACATTAGCATTGTCTTATTCCGGAACAGCATTGCCAGTTGCTAATGGAGGGACAGGAGTAACAACATCTACAGGATCAGGATCAACGGTTTTAAGCACAAGCCCAACACTTGTAACTCCAATTCTTGGCACTCCAACATCGGGAAATTTAAGCAACTGTACGGCAGATGGAACTAATGCTGTAGGCTATTTAAACGTCCCGCAAAACGCTCAGACAGGCGCTTATACGCTTGTTTTAGCTGATGGTGGCAAGCATATTTATCATGCTTCGGGCGCGGCGGCTGCTACTTACACAATCCCTGCCGCTACATCTGTCGCCTTTCCAATTGGTACTGTGGTTAGTTTTGTAAATTTATCTGCTAACAACGTCACTATTGCAATTACTACCGACACCATGTATTTAGTAGGTTATGGCTCTACGGGCAGTAGAACATTATCCCAATATGGTGTAGCCACTGCTACTAAAGTATCAGGCACATCGTCCGTTGGTATTTGGATTATTTCTGGAGTGGGGCTAACATGAGTGGTATTTTTCATCACTTAATGGCTTATGTTTTTGATCCATTCTGGAAATACGTCACTTTATTGCTTCATGGCAATGGAACTAATGGCGCTCAAAATAATACATTTATAGATTCCAGCAGCAATGCGTTTACCATTACTCGCAATGGCAGCGCAACGCAAGGAAGTTTTAGCCCGTATGGGCCTGATTGGAGTAATTACTTTAACGGAACTTCAAATTCTTTTAGCGTTCCAGCTAATACGGCGTTTGCTTTTGGACAAAGTGATTTTACAGTTCAAATGTGGATATATCCTACAGCAACAATAACTAGCCCCGCCAATATTGGATTATTTTATATAGAACAAACAAACGGATTGGTTGTTGGTTTGGTTAATGGTTATATTGCGATGGGTTTAAGAACAATTGGATACGATTTAACATCAACTTATATACCACCTTTAAACACTTGGACTCATATTGCTGTAACTAGATCAAGTGCAACAACATACATTTTTGCAAATGGTGTTTTAGTAGGTACGGCAACGGCCCCTGGAGGAAACCCAGCTAATAATTCTAATTACGTTTGTACAACTGGATTACCTACTATTGCTGGAAATTATGCTGGCGGTGCAGGATTTGGTTATTTTCCTGGATACATATCTAATGTTCAAATAGTTAAAGGCACGGCAGTTTACACCACAGCATTTACTCCTCCAACTGCGCCACTTACAGCAATAACTAATACATCGTTACTTACTTGTCAATCAAACCGTTTTATTGATAACAGCGCTAATGCTTTTGTCATAACAATTGCCGGCACACCATTTATTCAACGTTTTAGCCCTTTTAGCATGGGCTCAACATATTCTGCGTCTGTAATTAATGGTAGTGGTTATTTTAATGGTAGCACCGATTCTTTAGCTGCTCCAGCTAATACAGCATTTGCTTTTGGACAGGGTGATTTTACGGTTCAAATGTGGATATATCCCACAATGGCGACAATAACTAGCCCCGCAAATATTGGTTTATTTTATATAGAGCAAACAAACGGTTTAGTTGTTGGATTGAATAATGGTTATATTGCGATGGGGCAAAGAACAACTGGATATAATTTAATATCAACTTATATACCTATTTTAAATACTTGGACTCATATTGCCATAACTAGATCATCGGCAACAACGTACATTTTTGCAAATGGTAGTTTAGTAGGCACAATAACTTCATCTGGGGGAAATCCAGCTAATAACATAAATTATGTTTGTACAACTGGATTGCCTACTATTGCTGGAAATTATGGTGGAGGCGCAGCATTTGGATATTTCACAGGGTATATATCTAATATTCAAGTAGTCAAAGGCACGGCAGTGTACACCGCAGCATTCACTGCGCCAACTGCGCCGGTAACAGCTATTACAAACACATCCTTATTGCTTAACTACACCAATGCGGGTATTTATGACAATGCCATGATGAACAATCTAATAACTGTTGGCAACGCTCAAATTAGCACCGCACAATTTAAATTTGGTGGGGCTTCAATGTATTTTGATGGGGCTGGCGATTATTTAATAACAAACGTACCAACAAATAATTTATATATTTTTGGCCCAAGTGATTTTACTATTGAATTTTGGTTGTATTCTGTTAATTTTTCTACGCCAGTTAATACGCAAATAGTTGTTGATTTTAGGCCAACAAGCATAGATGGCGCGTACCCTTGTATATATTTTGTAAGTGGCCAAATTTTTTATTATGTTTCTTCTACTAATGTAATTACAGGAACAACTTTAAGTTCAAGCCAGTGGTATCACATTGCTTTAAGTCGTTCTGGAACAAACACTAAATTATTTGTAAACGGTACTCAAGTTGGTTCTACATATACAGATTCAAATAGTTATTTATGCGGGGCCAATAGGCCAGCAATTGGATGTAGAGGTTTTTTATTGGGGGATAATAGTTACAATGGTTATATAGACGATCTGCGTATTACCAAAGCTGCCCGTTATACCGCCAACTTTACCCCACCAACATCACAGCTTTTGGATTATTAATATGCTTTATTCTAAACTTGGATCAATCCCAATGCCTGAGACTGATGGAACAGAAGGTTGGGAAGAAGTGCCGGAGCCGCCAACGGCTGGCGAGGGCGAGGAAGTGGTTTGGTGGAGCCCACCAGGTTGGGTGGTGCGTCCTATCAAACCTGATGCAACTGAAACAACTGACTTTTCTTGGAATCAATCCGAACAGCAATGGATGGAATATTTGATATGACACCAGATTCTTTTGATCCAATAAAGTATGGCGTTTTGTGGGAGCGCGTTCAATCCTATGAGCGCCGTTTTGATGAAATGTCAAACAAGATTGATAAGCTAGAAAACTCTATAGAAAAGCTAGTAGAAATGGCTAATCAAGGCAAAGGCGGGTTCTGGATGGGCATGATTATTGTGTCTGCTTTGGGTAGCGTTGTTGGTTACTTTTTGCACCTTATCGGTAAACAGTAATGCTTGATCCCATCACCGCCTTTGCTGCTGCTCAAGCCGCTGTCAAAGGGGTGAAGGCAGCAATTGCTTTAGGGAAAGACATCCACGCCATTAGCGGCGATATGATGAAGTTTTTTGAAGCAAAAGACATTGTTCAAAAAGCCGCATCTAAGCCCAAAATAGGGTTTGCAGGATCAGATACCGCAGCAGCATTTGAGATAGTGATGCAAGCTAAACAACTTGCAGATGCAGAGCGCGAGTTAAACAATTTTATGGTAATGTCCGGCAATGCTGACTTGTGGCAGCAACTGATGATTGAGCGCAACAACATCATTCAAACGCGCAAGAAACAAGAGATTTTGGACGAAAAGAACACTGCCGCCAAGAAAAAAGAGATGGATGAGTTTATTAATTGGTTGCTTGGCGGCGCAATTGTAATATTAATTTTGAGCCTTGTCTTTTGGTGGTTAACACTTTTGCTGGGGAAATAGATGAGCGAAGAAAAAATTCAGACTATGGAAGCCAAAGGGCAACTGATTGAAAAGATCACGTTTGCTTTATTGCCGCTGCTATTCTCCTGCGTGGTTTACTTGATGTCGGCCTTGTCAAATTTGGCCCATGAAGTCACCATTTTAAACAGTAAGATCAGTTTGGTTGTTACCAGCGATAACAAGCAGGCAAGTAACACCGGGGCAGAGCTTGCACGAGAAAAGCTACGTCAGGACTTGGAAAAAGAAATTCAGCGCAACCGTGACCAGATTGCAGAGAACAGGATGCACATTGCAATCCTTGAAGAAAAAGTGCCTGTTTCCAAATCACTTAAAACTGTAACCGGGAAGGACTAAACCATGCTTACCATCCTATCAACCCTGATCTCATTTTTGATGGGCGGTTTGCCCAAGCTGCTGGACTTTTTCCAAGACAGGAACGACAAAAAGCACGAACTTGCTTTAGCTGCCATGCAGATTGAACGGGAACTAGAATTGCGTAAAGCAGGATTTGAAGCGCAGGAGCGCATAGAACAGATACATAGCGCACAACTTGAGATGGAGACTACGGCAAAGGCTAACGAAAACCTAGTCAACGCCCAAGTTGCCGAGATGAACGCCATTTACCAGCATGATGAATCATTGAATGAAGGCACAAGCCAATGGATGAAAAACCTACGCGCTGGTGTTCGTTCATTCATTACTCTTGGGTTCTTTTTCTTGTTAGTGTTTGTTGACATTGGATTGTTTGTCTATGGTTATAACAATGGCGTTCAATTCCCTGTGCTGGCTGAAAAACTTTGGGACTCTAATACCCAGGCTTTGTTTGCTTCAATCATTGCATTCCACTTCGGTGGGCGGGCGTTTGGAAAATGATCTGGACATTGGTTCTCATTACGGGGATCAATATGCAGTACATCACAGTAGTAGGGTATTTTGAGTATGAGGCTGCTTGTCAAAAAGCGGCTCAAGAATGGCGAGATTTGGGATACAAAGTTGGTTGTGTTCAAACTGTGAGACGCAAATGAAAGTTTCAGACAAAGCTATTAAGGCAATCAAGCACCATGAAAGCACTCGCCAACGCGCCTATCGTTGCCCCGCCCGTCTTTGGACGATTGGCGTGGGCCATGTGCTGTATCCGGAACAAGGCAAACTAAAGATTGAACAACGGGACGGATTTCCATTACGTCCCGAGGACAATAGACAATTTAGCATGGAGGAAGTCGATGCAATACTTAGAGCAGATTTGGCTAGGTTTGAGCGCGGTGTGGAACAGTTTATTCCTGTCCGACTTACCCAAGGCCAATTCAATGCTTGCGTTTCTTTTGCTTTCAATGTTGGCTTGGGAACACTTCAGCGCAGCACGTTTAGGCAAAAAATTATTCGCGGCGATATTGAGGGCGCTGCGGATGAACTCTTAAAGTATTGCATGGCCGGTGGAAAGCCATTAAAAGGATTGCAGAACAGGCGCATAGATGAACGCGCCATGTTCTTGGATTTAGTGCTATAGCGGATCAACAATACTCACAAGCGTATTTCGCACTTGCTGCATTTCTGCCACGATTGAAGAAATCATAAGCCGCAATTCTTGCATTTCTGCTTGATTGGCTTGAATACTTAAATAGGCGGTTTCAGCCCAATCTGCTAATTCATCGTGATCCCATGTTTTGAAGTTTGGCGTATCGTTCATTTTTCCTCCGGTTTAGGACAATCCTCTGGCACTGGCACTTTGACAAACACAGGAACAAACCTGGTTCCCCTGCTGCTTTGCGTCCACCTATCAATGTAAACGTCCGGCATAAGGATTGCTGCTTTTTTAGCCGACTCTGCCGAAATCCCTACCAGTGCGGATATATGTCGGGCCGTCAATCCTTCTTCATATTGGGACAAAACTGGCCTGATTCTTTCTTGTGCTGATCTCATTTTTCTATTGTTCCCTCTATAGCATCCAGCATATCGTGGATGTGGTTAATAGCAATGATGCCAATTTCCAATGCTTTGATCGGTTGTTGCGACAACATAAACTGGTGTGCGTCTTTAAGACATTTTTCTGCCAGCATACAAGGCAAAGCGTAGTCTTTGATTTCTTCGATGTTCATTTGCTTTTCACTTTCTTAAAATCAAGCGCACCAGGACGGGCGCAATAGTCTTTTGGTGGTTGGTAGACGGGTTGTTCCCAAATGCTAATAGCGTTGCTTAAAGCCTCATTCTCGGCCTTTTGGCGGCGTTCCCAAGGGGTAACTATGTTCAACGCTTTTCGGGCCGAATCTGACTCAATTTTTAATGTGAAACTCATGTGTTTTTAATCCTTAATGCGTTTTCAAAATTGAACCATGTTTGTATTGCACTTATTGTGCAGCATTTAGTCGCTTCTTCAGCAGTTAGCCCAACCCAAGGGCGCTGTGGCCCATATTCAACGGCAATAATTTCACTGACCCCATTAGGCAAATGCTTGGTGATGACAACGCATGGGGTATCACCTGATTTACCCCAGTCAACGCCCCACGTTACAGACTCCTGTTCTGGCGGGGCCATCTTGTCCCGCGCTGCTGCTCGTTTTGATTCGTAGCCTGTCATGTGTTGCTCCTTGCTCTGATTGCTTTTGCAAGATTGGTGCAAACATTGCAAGCAGCGGCTTTTAAATGTTCTTCGTGATACTCCCAAATTACTTCTCTTGCGGCTTCACACTTCTTTGCACACTCCTCACGCTCCTGCGCTGCTACCAAGGCGGCAAACTTTGCGTACCTTTTATCAAACGCTTCGGTGGTTCCATCGTCAAGTTCGTATTCCACAAACCCCGCTTGCTTTGCTAGTTCAATGATGTTCATTTCAGCACCGCCGCTACAAGCATGGACGCTCCCACCACAAAGATTACCCACACGATCAATCCTTTGACTTGCTGCACAAATTGCGCGTAGTCGCTGGGCTCGGGCTCATCAAACTCCCAGTCCTTTTGCTTGCGGTGTATGTATGCTTTGTCTGCTTCGTTCATTTGCTGCGCTCCTTGAGCATTGCGTCTGCTTGATCGTATGAAGCCCCTGCTACTTTCTGTAACCATCGTGCGGAGATGTCTGAGTCCTTAAAAATTGCGTCGTCCATTAAATACGCTTGCATAGCCAGCCCAGCAAAGTGGTCGCGCAGCGTTATGTCCTTGGCGTAGCCGCCTGTTTTTTCAAGCCAAGTAGCGTCAACTTGTGTTGTATCTTTTTTCATTTGTATTCCTTCATGCGCTCATTCAATCGGGCAATTCGTTTTTCGTTGTATTCCATTACGGCGGTAGCGTATTCCACTGCGCCTTCGGCCTCAAGCCTGTCTAAGTGCGCTTGGGCTAACTCGCGGGTAATGACTTCGTGTGGTGTCATATCACGCCAATAGTCTTTAAAGAATTTTAAGAATTTCATATTGTGTTTTATAAAGGTGGGGTACTCGCTGCATCTGTTTGCCTCACGCTTGTGCCGAGAAGCGACAGGCTTGTGCCCTGTCCAGCATCCGCTTTCCCCCGTTATTTACCAGGGTGCGTCATCATCCTTTGGGAAACCGTCTTTAGGTTTTGGATCATTGATGTACGCCCATCCATTCCAGCCGCCGTCCATTAGCGGAACAACATCCAGTTTGAGCATTTCACCGTTTTTGGTGGTGATGATGCTTCCAATACGCTGATAGCGATTCTTCTGTGCGCCATCTTTGTTGGTGTAGGTTCCAACAATGCAAGATATTTCTTTAGTTACTGCCATGATATTCCTTAAAATGTTGAATAAATATGCTGATTGCTAATTTCGCGGACAATTTCTTCATAGAACTTTCGCGCCGCTGTCACTTTCACTTTGATTTTTTCCTCTAGTGATAAGTCTCTTTCATATTGGACAAACGTTACCCGTAGTTCGGGAGTGATGTGATCCACATGATGTAACTCAGGTTGTTCATAGCCAATCAATTCTTCCGGCGTATTAACTAGGCAATACGCAATCTTAAACTTAGGTTTGTCCCACAACATCATGTAAGCGCGGCCTTGCCATTCATAGCCTTTATCCTCGCCTTGTTCCGACAAAACGGGAAAAGTGCCAAGACTCCAACTTGATTTGATGTCAATAATTTCTTGATCGTCAACAATGTCTGCTTCACCAGTAAGCCATTCATTGTTGCGCCGTTCGACATTTTTGACAAAGTTAGTAGACAAAACAGAGTTAAGCAATTGGATTGATGTATCTTCAACCATAACGCCTTTTGTCATGTACTTGCTGCCAATTTTTTCATCAAAACCATACACAAACTCTTTGGCTTGTTTGGTGATAAATGTCTTAGCGCCAACAGACAATTCGTCTTTGCTTTTAGCGTCAGTCATAATCAACGAAAGGGATGATGCGCGAATAATCATTTAACGGCCTCTTTTGCTTTTTGAATGCGAGCATTTCGAGCAGCAACCACTTTGGCTTGCCAATCTTGATTTCCATTACAAAGAGCATAAGCCTCAGTGTAAGCGCGTTGCAATTCTTCTTTGTTGGCGCTGTTTTCAATCATATCAATCATGTTGATAATTTTGGCAACATTAGGTTCCGATTTCTGAAGTTCATGCGTGTGGGCATCAGCATCATTGTCTGCTTCTGTAGGGATGCTAAAGGCTTGAAAGCAAGCGTATTTGTATGCCGCTGACATTGCTTTGTTGGTGGCTTTGTCGCCGCTATCCATAGCCTCACCAAACGTTTTAACCGTATGTATGCTGCCATCTTCTGCGGATACAAAATCAAACTCAGCGTCTACGGTTACATAGAACAAGCCGCCGCCTGATTTGCTGATGCGCTCAATGCAATCACGCGATAAGACGCGAGGCAAAATGCACAATCCGTGCCTGGACAACAAGGGCGCAATGGCGTTATACACATCATCAATGCCGCGAAAGTTGTAGCCGCTGCCTTGGCTATTGCGGCGGTTCTTTGTGATGCCAAGGATTGCCAGTTCAGATTGAACGGCGTTAATTGCTTTGTAAACTTTCATTCTTGATCCCCAAAATTAGTGATTGCTTTGTAAACTTCATCTCCAATGTCATCCAGGCTAAACGGGATGCCGTCAAAGATTTCGGGCCAATGGTTCATAAGACTTGCGTTAATCTCATAAAACAAGCGGCACATTTCGACTGGGGGGATGTATCCTCGGATTACCGCTTCTTTGAATTCAGCGGTGAGGGCAGGTATTTCTCGCATTTACTTTCTCCTAAAAAGACTCCGAACCGTTCAGAGCATGGCGCTATCATATCACAAATGTGAAGTAAACAACATCTTTTTTATAGGTGTTTTCCCTAATATACAGGTTCACAAATGTGATATAATTAGGCATGGACATTTTGGACACAGCAATCAAAGCGGCTGGCGGGGTAGGCAGATTGGCCTATATGCTGGACGTAAAGCAGAACACGATCAGCAACTGGCGGCAGCGCGGTGTGCCTAAGAGTTGGCAGCAGGTGCTGGTGTACAAGTTTAAAAAACAGATTGCAGAAGCGCAGAAAGTGGTGTAAGATTTCATTAACGCTTGGTCGCGTTTAAGGTAGTAGGGTTACACATGCACTCTGGCGGGACTACCCCGTTCGACCAACTCCAGAAATGGAGAGAGTGCAGGTGTAGCCCTTTTTTTATGGGGTTTTTATGTTTATTTTTCCAAGAGAACTTGAAACACATGTTTGGGGACAAGAGGGTTTAATTTATTTTGAGCAATTTGATGGGGACGGAAATAGGACTTCATTTATTAGATTAACCGTCCATCAATTTCAAGAAATTTTTAATAGAGAAAAATCATTGGTTTCCGAGGCGAGAGCAGAAGATGAGGACGCGCAATGAAACGCCCTTCATTTCAGTTTTACCCTAGCGACTGGCTGCGCGATACAGCGTTGCGATCTTGCTCCCTTGGTGCGCGTGGAATGTGGATTGACATGATCTGCTATATGCACGAAGGAACTCCCTACGGGCACTTGAAGGTTGGGAACAAGGTTATCCTTCCTATTAACCTTGCAAGCATGGTAGGGGCAACCTTGCAGGATGTTGAAGGTTGGCTAGATGAATTGCGCCAGTCTGGTGTTTTTGAAACATTGGAGGATGGGACGATTTGCTCCAAGCGCATGATTAGAGACGAACGCCTAAGAGAAGCCCGTGCAGCAGGAGGCAAATTAGGTGGAAACCCTGCATTGAAGGTTAACCTTGAAGATAACCATAAAGTTAAAACAGAGGTTAAACAAAATCTAACCCCTTCATCTTCTTCTTCATCTACATCTTCAAAGAATACAAAGAATACAGTCGCCCCACCTGACGGTGTGACGGAATCTGTTTGGCAGGATTGGCTAACTTTACGCAAGACAAAAAAAGCCGCAGTCACCCAAACCGCATTGGATGGCATCATCAGGGAAGCCGGTAAAGCGGGAATAAGCCTGCAAGCCGCTTTGGAAACTTGTTGTGCAAGGGGCTGGACGGGATTCAAGGCTGATTGGCTGAAAGACAAAAACGCTGGTCAAAAGTCGTTTGCCGAGAAGGATTACGATTTCAAGCGCAAACGATGGGAAGCCATGACAGGTAGAACGTCCGAATATTCGCCATTTTTGGAGATTGAAGATGACACAACCAATTGATCGCCTGTTTGAGCGCTTGTCCATGTTTTACGGGAATGCTTGGGATAATTCGCTGGGAAGCGCCCCGTTAAACGAAATCAAGTCGTTTTGGATGCACGAACTGTCAGGATTTATGAAATCCAAAGAGGCGATGATGTCAATATCCTATGCGCTGGATCACTTACCCGAGCGCCCGCCAAACCTTGTCCAGTTTAAAAATCTGTGTATGCAAGCGCCGGTTGTCAAACCATTGGCCTTGCCCGAGCCACCGGCAAACCCCGAGCGTGTAAAGCAGGAGTTGGCAAAACTTGCGCCTTTGAGGATGGGGCCAGGGGTTGATCCCAAGGCATGGGCGCGGAGGATCTTGGACGAATACGCTGCCGGACGTAAAAAGCCTGTCGCCGTTGTGCAGATGGCCCGCGATGCCTTGGCAGCAGGATAAGGCAAGGGCCAAGATGTTTGCCCATTACCTTACCCTTTGTCGGATGCCTGGTGCAAAAGATTATGCATGGCGGCGAATTAAAGAATTGGATGAGCAGGACTTGTACAAGGGGATCAAAGATTACATACTGGAGCAAATGAATGCGCAGAGCAGCAAGGGTTGACGCTAACTGATATAATTGATACGTCATCATATCAATTTAATAACATGAAACCTCTATCATCTTTTGATTTGTCGTCAGTTCATGGGCGTTATGCAGCAAGAAAAGCAGGGCATGACGTTCCAAAATACTTGCCTTGGGAAATAAAAAATCAAAATTTTTGGGAAATGGTAAAAACTGGTGAGCCAAATGAATGTTGGCCTTGGCTTGGAAGATTAAATCTTTGGGGTTATGGGCGCATTAGACATGGTGGCATTTCAGCAATGGCTCACAGAGTCGCATATCAATTGCAAACTGGAAAAAACATTGATGGTTTAATTGCAATGCACATTTGTGATAACCCCGCTTGCTGCAATCCAAATCACATAATGCTTGGTACTCATGCCGACAATCAAAAAGATAAATTTAACAAAGATCGCCAAGCCAAAGGCGAAAGAATTGGGCATTCAATTCTTACCGAAGAACAAGTGATTGAAGCAAGAAAATTGTATGTAGAGACAAAAACAACTTACAAAAAACTTGCAGAAAAATATGGAGTTTGTAAGGACACCATGCAAAAAGCAATTCGTGGCATTTATTGGAAACATATATGAGGAGAGCGGCACGGGTTGACAACAATCAAGCGGCGGTAGTCAGCGCACTGCGGGCAGCAGGGGCAAACGTATGGATTCTTGGCCTGCCGGTGGATTTACTTGTTGGTTACAAGGGATGGACAATCCTGATGGAAGTCAAAGATGGGCCTAGAAAGCGTTTAACGGCCTTACAAGACACTTTTTTTGACAATTGGTATGGTGGGCCTTTGTCCAGGGTTGACGGGCCTGAAGCGGCGTTAAGCGTACTTAGGGTGATTGATGCGCGGCCAGATTAAAAACCGCGAGTACAAAGCGCGGATTGCCGATATGTCGGGACTGACTTACGGCAAGATTACGCCGACAGACTTGGATATGTTCTTAGATTTTGGGGACACATTGTTTGTGTTTGTGGAGGCCAAGTACCACAGTTCTGCCGTGCCGTATGGACAACGCCTAGCCCTAGAACGCCTATGCGATGCCTGTCATCAACCTCCAAAGCGGTATGCGGTGTCATTCCTTTGCGGTTATCAGGGGCAGGGCGACATAGACTTTGCCAACATGGATGTTTTAGAAATTCGCTGGAACGGGCGATGGCGCCCACCAAATGAACCGATTACCCTGGGCCTAGCAGTAGATTATTTAAAGAAACAATACACATGAGATCAACACAACAAAACCGAATAATGTGGGCAAACTTAGCCGACATAGCAAACCAAGTAGATTGGCACGGCCACAAACTGACAAAAGATGAGTGGAAAGATGTGCTAACCGCCGCCCTTAAAAGGCAGAAGGTAGTCCCAGGCATTGACGGCGGGTTTGTAGTTTTGGGTTACAGCACTCGCAACATGGAGGTGGCCGAGATGAATGAACTGATTGAACTTTCCTATGCTTTTGGCACACAACAGGGGGTAAAGTTCAGTGCGATTGAAGATTAAGTACGTCCGAGATAAGCGCCTACTACAGATGGCCCGTACTATTCAATGTCAAAATTGCGGAAAAAATGACAGTACGGTATGCGCCGCCCACAGCAATTGGGCCGAGCATGGGAAGGGGAAGGGGATTAAAGCCAGTGACATCTACATTGCCAGTCTCTGCCATGACTGCCATATGGAATTGGATCAAGGGAAAACCCTAAGTAAGGATGAACGTAAGGAAATGTGGACAAAAGCCCATATCAAAACCATGAGTAAGCTAGTAGAATTGGGTTATGCCTATCCGAAAGACTGATGCTGGGTGGTATTGGGGCAGCAAAGGCCCATTTCCCACCAAATCCAAAGCCCAAGCGGTTGCACGGGCTGCTTACGCCAATGGCTACAAAGATCAAGGAAATACCATGAAATTTAGCGTGGAACGTACCGGCCCCGATCCAGTAATGCAGTTTGTCATGTGCCTATTGAACAGCGTAACGGGTACGCATATCCTACATTTGGCAAGCCAAAG